ATCAGCTATATGGGCGGCAGATTGCCTAATGGAACAAGAAATAATCAATAGGGTTTTAATCATATGCCCTCTGTCGATTATGCAGTCAGCATGGCAAGCAGATTTATTTAAGTTTGCTGTACACCGCAAAGTTGCCGTAGCATACGGTGATAGACTAAAGCGCAAAGCAATAATAGAAAGCGATGCTGAGTTTGTTATTATTAATTATGACGGAGTTGAAATCGTCGCCGACAGCATTGCAAATGGCGGGTTTGATCTAATTGTTGTTGATGAAGCTAACGCATACAAGACGCCGACTACTCAGCGATGGAAGACGCTCAACAAGCTCATAAAAGATAGCACTTGGTTATGGCTAATGACTGGAACACCAGCAGCCCAAAGTCCTACCGATGCCTACGGCTTAGCTAAGATGTGTGTCCCTGATAAAGTACCAAGATTTTTTGGGGCTTTTAGAGATCAGACTATGATTAGCGTGAGCAAGTTTAAGTGGATGCCAAAACCAACCGCAAGTCAAGTAGTTTTCAATGCACTACAACCCGCTATCCGTTTTACTAAAAAAGAATGCTTAGACCTACCGGACGTTACTCATGTATACAGAGATGCACCACTCACTCCACAGCAAAATAAATTCTACAAGTTACTCAAAAAAGAAATGCTCATGGTGGCTGCGGGGGAAGAGGTCAGCACCGTTAACGCTGCCGTCAATATTAATAAACTACTGCAGATTTCTGGTGGCGCTGTTTACTCTGATACCGGTGCTGTTATTGAGTTTGATGTGTCTAATCGCCTCCGAGTTATTGAAGAAGTTATTAACGAATCTAGTCAAAAAGTCCTTGTATTTGTACCGTTTACTCATACAATAGAATTACTCAGTGAGCATTTGAGAGGGGCAGGTATTGTCTGCGATATCATAAACGGAGCTGTACCCGTCAATAAACGAACTGAGATTTTCAAAAGATTTCAAGAGACACCATACCCTAAGGTCTTGATTATTCAACCGCAATCTGCAGCACACGGCGTTACTCTTACTGCGGCTGACACAATCATTTGGTATTCACCTGTTACATCAATCGAAACTTATTTGCAAGCCAATGCCCGTATTGATCGGCAAGGACAAAAGAACCCCATGACAGTCGTTCATATTAAGGGTTCTCCCGTAGAGACAAGGCTGTATTCTATGCTGCAAAATAAACTTGATGTTCACGATAAACTAATTGATTTGTACAAACACGAAGTTGAAGAAGAATAGTTGACAAATTAAAATTTTAGTATTATTATCATTTAACGAACAAAGATTCGTAAACAGAAAGGAAGGTATGTCAGATATATCAGTCGATAAAATCGTCGAAGTCTATATAAAGATTAGAGACGCAAGAGACGAAGCTAGGAAAGAAGCCGACAAGATTGAAGCCGACTTTGCATCTCAGCTAGATGTCCTTGAGCAACAAATGCTTGACGTATGTAAATCCACAGGCGCAACAAGTCTTAAGACACCCTCTGGAACTATCATGCAATCAGTTAAAAAGCGTTACTGGACTAACGATTGGGAAAAGTTTTATGACTTCCTATTCGAACACAATGTGCCCGAGTTGTTAGAGCGGCGCATCCATCAAACAAACATTAAGCAGTTCTTAGAAGAAAACCCCGATATGCTTCCGCTCGGGTTAAATGTGGAAGCAGAGCATTCTATAACAGTAAGGAGAAGCAAATGAGTGAAATCACTCTATTTAATCAAGATTTACCAGACTATCTAAAAGACGTAAAATTAGATGATATTACTAAAGCGTTAGTCGGCAACAATAGTAGCAAGCGCATTTCATTGCGGGGCGGCAAATTCCGTATGGTTGTCAATGGGGAAGAAGTATTAACAAGTAATAGCGAATCGCTAAATGTAGTTATTGTCAATGCAGCAAAAGATGTTTCAAGAACTTTCTATGCCAAAGCTTACAATCCAAAAGAAGATGCTGCAATTCCAGATTGCTGGTCTAATAATGGTGTCGCACCTGATGCTTCGGTTGAGAGTCCTCAACACCACAATTGCACTGAGTGCCCGCAGAATGTTAAAGGCTCAGGTGCTGGTGGAGGCCGTGCTTGTCGTCACTTCCGCCGTGTTGCTGTTGCTCTTGCTGATGATATTGGTGGGGATGTATATCAATTACAACTTGCATCTAAATCTATATTCGGTAAAGGGGACTTAACCCACATGCCGTTTGAACAGTATGTTAAGTACGTTGGCTCACAAGGCTACAACTTAAATACCTTGACTACCGAAATGCGTTTTGATTCTGATAGTGACACCGCTAAGCTATTCTTTAAACCCTTAAAGTTTTTATCTAAGGATCAATGGGAAACTGCTAAGCGCCAAGGCGAAACTCCAGCAGCTAAACGAGCTGTTGAGTTTACATTCACTAAGACTGACAAAGCCCCAGCATTAGCGGCACCAAAGCAAGCTGCGCCAGTTGAAGCTGAAATCGAAGAACCAAAGAAGCGCCCCGAGAAAAAAGCTGCAGAGCCTACACCTAAGAAAGATTTAGAGGCAATCATGGGTAGTTGGAGCCAAGAAAAAGCATGAATTTAAGAGGCTATAGTTATCGTCTTGTAAAGGCAAACAAAGCTGCCGACTCTAAGCATATTGGAGTTAAGCTTGGAAGATACTGCATTTCAGAAGATATTCCGGTTGCACAGATAGCAGCGAAGTTTGGTGTTTCTCGCATGACTGTCTACAACTGGTTTATGGGTATTGTGAACCCGCACAAGACTACGGCTACTGAGATAGAGAAGCTATTAGCTAAATAGTTTACCCCGGGGCAGCTAGTTTGACGGAACGAAAAGGGGGATGCCGACCCCCCTGCTGCCCTTCCTTTCTTCGGATTTTGAGGTGATATGGCAACGACAGATTTATTAAATGCAGTGCTTCCCCCAGAAGGGTGGTATTGCATCGTCGGTTTAAAACAAGAGGGGCACCCTAAACAGGTATTTATTAAAACCGTTGCTGAGGCAGAAGCGGAGATAGATAAGCTGTTAATAGATAAGTATGATGTTTATTTTGCTTGCGCTAAATATGAAAACGATGAAGATGGTCGCACACAAAAGAACAGCGCATACTTTAAATCTTTTTGGTTAGACATTGATTGCGGTCCTGATAAGGAGTTAACTGGCAAAGGTTATATAGACCAAGCCACCGGTTTAGAAGAGCTCAAAAAGTTCTGTGCAACCGTAACATTACCATTACCAACTATAGTAAATTCAGGTCGTGGTATCCACGCATATTGGAGGTTGGCAGAAACCATCAGCCGTTCCGATTGGAAACCCGTCGCCGACCGCCTTAAAGCTCTGTGTGAGGAGCATGGCTTTAGAGGAGACCCATCACGCACTGCCGAGAGCGCATCAATCCTACGGGTGCCTGAGACACTTAACTTTAAGCAAGACCCGCCCTTACCTGTATCAATACTACAGTTAGAAGCTGAGACACCTTACGAAGATATTAAATCTATTATTGGTGTTTTAATTGCGCCTGACTATATACCCCGTCAGTTTAGTGCTGCAAGCCAAGCTGCGATGAGCAATCGTCAAAGTCGGTTCCGTACTATCTTGATGAAAACTACAGAAGGTAAAGGTTGTGCTCAGCTAGAGCACATTGCGATTAACCAAGCGGATATTGAGGAGCCATTATGGAGAGCAGGACTATCTATTGCTCATGCGTGTGTTGATGCGGAAGAAGCGATACATATTATCTCGAGCAATCACCCGGAGTACGATGCGGCGCAAACTGAAAGAAAGGCTCAGTCTACCAAGGGGCCATATACTTGTGCGACGTTTGAGAAACTTAACCCCGAGGGATGTTCGCAATGCTCGCACAAGGGTCAGATATCGTCTCCGATACAGCTCGGCTCTGAAATTGCAGCCGCTCCCAAGGATGCTCCTATCGTTGAAAAGACGCCTAGTGGAGAACAGAAATTCCGTGTACCAGAGTTTCCTTTCCCATATTTCCGAGGTAAAAATGGAGGCGTATATAGACAGGGCTCCGACGAAGAAGAAGACGCTACCCTAGTGTATGAACATGATTTATATATTGTAAAGCGTTTACATGACCCCGCAAAAGGGGAATCGGTATGGATTCGTGCGCACTTTCCACAAGACGGTGTTAAAGAATTTGCTATGCCAGCCAACGACTTAATGGCTATAGATAAACTAAAAGATAAGCTAGGTTGGCACGGTGTCTATGGACCCAAAAAACAAATGGAGAACATAACAGCATTTCTAATAGCGTGCGCTAAGGATTTGCAACACAAACAAAGGACAGAAATTATGAGAACACAATTTGGTTGGACGGAGGATAACTCTGAGTTTATTCTTGGCGATAAAGAAATTACTGCAGAAAAGATTAGCTATAGCCCACCATCAAGTGCAACAGGTAGTTTAGCCACGTTTATGCAGCCGGTCGGTACATTAGAAGATTGGCAAGAAGTTATTAAAGTGTATGACCAAGAAGGGTTTGAGCCACACGCATTTGGTTTCTTTACCGCATTTGGTGCACCTTTATTAAAGCATTTAAACCTACGTGGCGCTATCATTAACTTGGTAAACAATACATCAGGCACAGGTAAGTCTACTATTCTCAAGGCGTGCAATAGCGTTTATGGGCACCCCGATGAATTAATGCTGCAATGGAAAGATACGCTAAATGCAATGATCCATCGCTTGGGTATTATGAATAACTTGCCGGTTACAATTGATGAGATTACTAAGTTGTCAGGAGATAACTTCTCAGACTTGGCTTATGGTATTTCGCAGGGTCGTGGTAAGAACCGTATGCAGCAACACTCCAACGCCGAGCGGGTTAACTTAACGAAGTGGGCTACGATTGCGCTATGCAGTTCTAATGCGTCGTTTCAAGATAAGCTAGCTGCGCTCAAGGCTACACCTGATGGTGAGTTCATGCGTTTGTTTGAGTACCGTATTGAGCAGACCGACATCCTTTCAAAAGAAGAAGCCGACGTTCTATTCAATAAGCTCTACTTAAACTACGGTCATGCAGGTCAGCAATATATTAAATACCTCGTGGATAACTTAGAAGATGCTATTGATACAGTAATCCAAGTTCAGCAAAAGCTAGACGAAGAGATTGGCTTAACTAACCGTGAGCGGTTCTGGTCGGCAGTTGTTGCATGTAACATTGCTGGCGCCCTATTAGCTAAGGATATTGGGGTTTTACCTGACTTTGATATTGGTCGTGTATATCGCTGGGTTGTTAAGGAAGTTAAGGTTATGCGCTCTGAGGTTAAGGCTCCAAGTGCTAGCAATCAAGCCAGCGTCATTGGCGAGTTTATGAATGAGCACCGTGCTTCTACCCTAGTTATTAACGCCCAGGTAGATAACCGCACCGGTATGGAACAGCTACCAATTGTTGAGCCTAAGTTTAACGACCTGTTTGTACGGATTGAACCTGATGAGAAACTGCTGTATATCAATGCCAAACAGCTAAGGCAGTATTGTTCTAAGCACCAGATCACATTAAAAGAGGTTTTGAAGGGTTTAGAAGCCGACGGCATATACTTGGCTCAGATTAAAAAGCGCCTCTCTAAAGGCACTAAAATCCCTTCCTCGCCGGTCGATGCTTATAAGTTTGACCTAAGCAAGGGTAACTTCCTTGATGCCGAGACTTACATAGAAGCCGCTAAGAACGTACCAGATGTTGATCCACGGGCTGAGCTTCAGAGTTAACTGGGCTAAGTTTAAGGTTGGCGCTAGCATTTTTATCCCTTGTTTGGATACGGATGCTGCGCTGGCTGGAGTTATCAAGGTAACAAAAAGGTTACGCTACAAGATAAGGCACAGGGTGGTGGTTGACAAAGGAATACACGGCTTGCGTGTTTGGCGGATTAAGTAGTATTATTCAGGTGTAGCTTCTCGCTACGTCCTTTCGAGTGTTATTTTGGTCCCGCTTCGGCGGGACTTTTTTAATCTGTATTTCCGTATTCACCCATCTCGCTAAGCTGACCAATAAGCTTCTTATTAATCTTTGCCCCACC